GAGTCATGCGAGGTCTCCAATAAATGATGCGTTGAGTGTTGCATCGTTATACGACCCACCACCGCCGCCCGAAAGACTGCCAAAGTGTAAAACCCTCTTTGAGCCAGTTGCATCAAAGTCTCTATCAAAAGACAAAACTCCGTCTGCATCTGATGACGTGCCGTGAAGCGTGTAGTGTGCGTCTGCAAAACTCGTTGTAAAGTTAGGTGAACACTGGCCTGTGGCATTATCTGTGACGGAACTTACGTTGAGACTGTTGTCAGGGGTGGCAAAAGTGAAAGCGTCAAACCACGCCTTTGCGGTGCCGGTCACAACAAAATTCGTAGCCAGCGAACCCGCAGTCGAGTGCGTCAGGGTATCTGCTTTGAGTGTGCCGAAACTAGCCATTATGCGAGGTCTCCTATGACATGCCCGTTCATACGAGTATCATCAGTTGCACTGCCGGACGCATTAAAAGCACCAATGTTTGCAAGAGCAGTTGTCACTGTGTCATCTGTAATGCCAACATTACCGCCCATACCAACATGAGTATAATTTGCATTGCCCATAGCGTTTGTGAAATTGTAGTGATAATCCCCTGTCCCATCATCCGTCAGTGATGCTACGTTAAAGCTGTCATTTATACTTGTTCCTGCATTGAAGCGTATACGGGCTTTGGTAGCCTCTTGCTTCGTCAGCGTAGCCGCACCGCCGCTGGTGCTTTGAATGGTATCTGCTTTCAGCGTACTCATAGCGTCACCAATGTCCCGCCGCTTTCAACGGTCAGGGTCACGCCACTGGCTACAGTGAACGGCCCAGTCACGTTTGCGTTTTCGGTTGCAAGGATGGTTGTGTTCGCCGTCAGCGACTGTGCGTTGGTGCGGAAGATACCCCCGCCCTTGAAGTTGCCCTTATTCTCTGCGGGTGGCACAATCGTACCCGCTTGCGGTGCAAGGTAATTTACAAAGATATTGCCTGTGCCACTCGACGGGGCAGCAGTGAAGGTGAGTGTCGTGCCGTCAGGGATTGTGTAAGCAGAGGTATCCTGCACCACGCCGTCCACCGATACCAGCACGTCTTGCACAGAAGAGACTGTGGTGGTCAGGGTAAACGTAGTGTCACTGCCGTCACCGTTGAAACGCTGGACAGCTTTCGTGGCTTGATATTCGCCCGGAACTTTTTGACCTATGTATGGCATCTGTTATTCCTTACGTGCTGATTGCGTCAACTACAGAGACCCAAACATCTGCACTGCTTGCGGTATCACTCTGTACGTTAAGTATATCGCCGGATTGCATTACAATCTTTGCACCACCATCCAAGACCTGCAGGGCTGAACCTACTGGAATCGGGGCATCTTTGATGATGTAGTAGTCATCAGTGGCACCTGCACCAGTGATGTACACATCCATTAAGATTTGGCTAGTTGTAACATTAGCGATATTGATACCAACGATTGCGTCATCGGAGTTTGCGGTGCGTAGAACGACCTCGCTTGTTCCGACGTTACGTGCAATGTTTCTTTCAAAATCCTGTGCCATTACCTCTCCTTCATCACTGTATTATACAGCAATAATATTATCTAGTCAAGTCAAAGCGCAATCGCCATCGCGACTGCAAAACCGGCAGTAGCCGCACCGATGTCAGTTGCAACCTCCGATGCGGACCTACCCTCGATAGACGTGCCGTTGACACGCAAGAAGTCGTCGTCAGCAACACCGCTGGTAAACACAGCCACGTTGCCATTGCTGATACCTGTGTCGGTGACTGCCGCAGTGCCGAGTCCGATGTCAGAGCGAACCTCCGATGCGGAGCGGCTCTCTAGGCCGTTGGCTGTGAAACGAGCAAACTCGTCGTCCGCCACAGACGAACTGTCGATCTTGACCGCGTTGGTGTTAGAGATGCCAAATGTCAGAGATGCCTGTCCGCCGATATCAGATAACACCTCTGATGCAGAACGTCCCTCAATCGACGTGCCATCAATACGAAGGAAATCGTTGTCGGCAGCACCACTCGTGAACACTGCTACGTTGCCGTTGCTGATGCCTGTCGCAGCAACCGCTGCAGTGCCAAGCCCAAGAGTCGTACGCTGTGCTGCCGCGTCGGCGTCGTCGAGCAGTGCCTTACCTGCCGCTGTCAGATCGTATGTCGCTGCACTACCAGAGCCGGTAAACTGGATGCCCTTGTCAGCAGCAGATGTCAGGCCAGCAAGTGCCTGTAAGTCTGCGTCTAGACGTGCGTTTGCAACGGTGCCGGACAACTGACTGGCATCGATAGTTTTGTTGGTGAGTGTTTGAGAGCCGGACAGCGTAGCTACAGTGCTGTCGATTGCAACAGTCAGGGTGTTACTAGAGCCGGATGTATCGATGCCGGTGCCGCCAGCAATGTCGAGAGTTTCGCTGTCGAGGTCGATGCTAAGTGCGCCGCCGCTGTCACCCTGAAAGTCGAGATCGGACGCAGTCAGTTGCGCGTCTACGTACGCCTTGATGGCTTTAGCCGATGCAAGGGTGGTGTCCGTGCCAGCAACACTCGACAGGTCCGTGTCAAGGACTCCCGACTTGAGGTTGTCTACTTCGAGGTTCGACACTGTGTTGTTGTCAGCATCGAGTGTTTTGTTTGTCAGGGTCTTTGTGGTTGCGGCGAGATACGTGTCGAAGGTGTCGACCGTGGTCTGGCGCATCGTGCCAGCGTCGTTGGTTACGATACCGTCGCTACCTGCTACGGCTGTCGTACCCGCAGACGTACCGCCGTCCATCAAGTTGAGTTCTGCGGCAGTGGCAGTTACATCCGTGCCACCGATGTCGAGGGTTGTCATCGACACTTCGCCAGCGACAGTCAGGACGCCCGATGCGAGGGTCATCAGGTCTGTGTCGTCAGTGTGCCCGATAGTTGTGCCGTTGATGTTGACGTTGTCGATGACAGCCTGTGTGATTGCGCTGTTCGTGCCGAGCGTTGCACCGTCGATAGAACCGCCATCGATGTTGGCTGTGTCCGCAGCCAAGCTGTCGATGTTGGCAGTGCCGTTTATGTGCAGGTCTTTGAACTGCTTGCTCGACGAACCGAGATCGATGTCGTTGTCGGTTGTTGGCTCAATTACGCCGTCCTTGACGACAAACTGTTCTGTGGACGTACCCGATACGTCAATACTAACTTCGATCTGATTGTTGGGGTTGTCAACAACAACCTTGTTCTTCGGTGTAGTTTCGCCCGGATCACCGATAAGCCCGATGACCGGACCCTCTGCTGCCGTGCCGTCGTGCTTGTGGCCGGTCGAGTTGTTGAACGCAGCAAGAACCTGATCGAATTCGTTGTTACTGTGTGCGGCGGTGATAGTATCGCCGTCAGAGTAAGACGACTGTCTAGTGTAACCTGCCATGTGTTATCTCCTCCCTCCCGGAGTAAATTCTAATTGATAGCCTTTTATAGATATCGGGGCTGCGCCTTGTGTGTCGTCCAAGCGCACGGCTACTGTGAACCCCCCGCCTTCTACGCTTTGTCGTACAAGCGGTGTGCCTGACGATCCGTACACTGCAGTGCCGTATGTCGACGCGGTCAGACCGTACAGAGCGATTGCGGAGCCTGTCGTTAAATCGTACTCCGCTGGTTGCGGTACATCTGCCGAAGCGAAGTCGTAACGAATACGGAACTTGGAGTTCACCGCACTTTCGTTTTCGTAATTCCAGATGATGCGCTGCATCAACTTTCGTATACCCGCATCCCCCATCGTGTAGTCGGGAGAGCGATAGATTGCGTTTATGTTTGTGCCGTCGAAAGTGTTGCCCGACTCTTGCTTGTGGATGTAACCGTCGTATCCTCCATGCAGGATCGTCTCGACTCCGCTGATAAAACCGGACGCTGCACACGCTGGTTTGATACCCTTGAGGTCAGCATACTCCCAGCCCATGCCACCCTCTACTCCTGCCTTGATAACGCCGATCACACCGAGTGCTGCTGCACTGGCCTGTGCGTCAGTAGGAAAGAACAAGCGATACTGAGTCTTGTTACGTATGACCAATGACGAGATTCGTTCGGTCGACACGTTGTCGAGACGGGGCTGTATTTGTTTCGACACGGTGCCGAGTTCAACGTCGCCGATCTTTTCCGTACCTGCAATCGTACGCAGTCCGTCCGGTGCGAGGAAAACGAGATCACCTGCAATTTCCTGTACGCTAAATCCGTCGATACATCCGATGTTACGTGTCACAGGAACGACAGCGAAGTCACTTAGGCTGGACCCCTGTATTCGGAAAATAGATTCTTTGCAAAATACGAATAAGTTTTCACGGAAGACTTTGAGACCTGTGATGATGCCGTCAACTTTGATGCTGCCGCCACCGCTACTCGAAGTAAAATCATCTTCATCGAAAGGCACACTGAAGATAAGTTCTTGTGGGGTTGAGGACATACCCGCGTAGAACACGTGACTACGAAATACTTCGACAAATTTAGCGTCTGCGGGTCTGCCACTGGCACTCACGTCTGTGATACTGCTGTTGTCAAAGACGGACGCTAAGTTAGCCCCGTCGACAAACACAACCTTGTCTGTACCGTTGAAATTGAAGTTGACGAAGTTGTATCGTCCGGCACTTGTACGTCCTGAGTCTATCTCTGTCCACGATCCGGTTGCGCCACCCTTAAATACCTTTTCACCGCGTGCAGCAATGACTTGATCTTTGTAGATGTGTACGCCAAGAACCTTCTCACTAGATGCGCTGGTCTGCGGTACGATGTTCGAGTTGAACTTAGCGAACCCGTTGATACGGCGATATCCACCGTTGATGTCAGGTTCAAAGTTTTGCAACTGTGTAGCTGCACCGGGGGGTAGGGTAAAGGCATCCTTA